ATGCCTGTGATAAGAAAAACAAACAGCGGAAACAATAAGACCAGTTTAAACATTATACATCTCAGATTGTACTCTTGATTAAAGAATCATCACTTCCCATGTTGTGCGGTGACACGTTTGTCTACACACAAAACTCCGGAAGGTGCTTTCACTAAAACACCACCCTTCTGTTCGCACGTTTTGTTCTTATCGTCTATTGATAGCAGAGAAGCTACCAGGACAATAGCGAAAAGCACGATAGTGAATATCATGATTCCTATTAGGAAGAATTTATCTGATTTGCGCATCGGTCGTCTCGTGCAGTCGTTAAAGGATTTTTCTGCAGAAAGCGAGATCTGTTTTAACTCTCGCTTTCATCTTTTTAAGACGATCCCAAAGAATATCGCTACCTTGCATATATGCCTCGATAACGTCTTCGTTTAGAGTTTGCAGCCTTTCTTCCAAATTAACAATTTTCTGCTTGAGTGTTTCTTCTACTATCATGCGCACTCCAAATAAAAGGATAAATGATCGAGATGTTTACTGTCTATCGTAAAAGCCAATCACCATTCAAATTGTCCAAATATTCTTGATACTCACTTTTCATCATTTCTTCGAATTGTTTTTTGGAATCGATATCGTGTAACCTAGACAAAGACTTTGCCTGTTCATCAGACCACCGTGGCGCAAGATTACCTTTCCATTCTTCAAACGTCATAGGTTTCTTGGGTAGCTGTTGATAATTTTTTATATCCATAAATCACTTACCTCGTCCAGCTGCGCGTTTTTCTGGTTTATTGTTGGCGATGCTTTTGAATGCTTGTTTGATCATACCAGTGGCTTCAGATGGAGTATGACCTCTGTGCACTAGCTGTTTCTTTGCTTTTTTCTTGGATCTTTTCAGTAACTTCTTCGCTTCCCATTCAAGTTTGAATGCAGATGGCTGTTTGACTTCATCTTGCTGTTCGACTTCAACGGGCTGCTCGATTTCACCGGGCTGTTTGACTTCATTTAGCTGTTCCATATTTTCTCCATTAGCGTAGATATTGTAACTATTTTACTACAGTAATAATTGCAAAGCAAATAAAAAAAGCCATCCGAAGATGGCTCGAACAGTACTGCGGTCCGACCCCTCTTACCTAGACTTAGCTAGACCCTTTCAGGTGGGTGGTTCCTTGCATCGGCTTAGGGAACCTCGGTGCTGCTGGGAAATCACGCTCCAAACACCTAAACCACTACATAAGTTTATTTAGTGATCAACAATTCGGTACTTCTCTGCCATTGTCAAAAATTCATGAATAAAATTTTCCCTGGATTCCTGCAAAATTGAATACTGGTGAGAAGAATTATTTGATGTGACCGCAGTGGCAATAAGTTCTTCCACCATTTGAATCATTCTTTCAAAATCTTCCACTTGTGCGCTACACCAAACTTCTTTAACCTTTGGGCGTTCGCGTTCTATTTTACGTATTTCAATAATTTCTCTTATACCGTACATTATATACCTCGCAAAAAATAAAAAAAATAAAATAATACAGGGCTGTTTTTCAGCCCTGTATTAATACACATAAAACACATCATGTCAAATGATATGCCAATTTCCTCCACGGAATATTACAGTGACAGATTCATTTGATACAGAAATAGTGTAGTCTTGATAACCATCTATCAATTCTGCACCTGCTCCAACAATGGTGATCTTACGATTACCAAGTGGTGGTTTCATTTCTGCTTTAATAATATAGATTTTTCCATCTTCTGCATCTGCTGGGAGATGTATTGTTGTTGGTTCTTTACTATCGACTCCAATGTAGCAATCACTCGTTGTCGCATAATATGCGGATCCCGTAAGAACTGTATTAACAACTCCGTCCGTTGGTCCAGGTTCACCTCTTGGTCCAGGTTCCCCTTGTGGTCCAGGTTCACCTCTTGGTCCAGGTTCCCCTTGCACTCCAGGTTCACCATGCAATCCAGGTTCCCCTTGTGGTCCAACTTCTCCCGTAGCGCCTTTCTCTCCCGTCTGCCCCTTCTCACCTTGATCTCCTTTCGGTCCAGCTGGACCAGCTGGTCCAGGAATTCCAGCACCACCAGCAATTAATACTGCAGTATCATTATCGCTGATAGACTGTAGTGGTGGTATCCAACATGGGGCATAATATGGCATAATCATATGAGCCCCCATTATTATCTAATGTTTGTGTTGGTGTTAGCTGGGTTAGCCGTTAGTGTACCAGAACCAACATTAATGGCTTCGTTAGTTGAACGAATCTGTTGTCCAAGACCCCAGATAAGATTTGCCAACTGACCATATTGTGCTTGGCTCTGTTGTTGCTGTTGCATTTGATTGATGTTATTTGTCGTGGTGACTTCAACGCCTCGAGCAGCAAGGGCTGAATGCTCACGATTACGTAACTCAATAATTGCAGCATTTGCGTCAGCTAGCTGACGCTGCAAGTTCATTTCATATTGTTGAGTGATTAAAGAACGAGTCTTGTCACCATCGTTCTGAACGTCTTTGGACAACTCATAACGATTTTCCATTACTTGTTGTTGAAGACCATTCAACTGTTGAGCAAGAACCATTGTACCTGCATTCACTGCCTCTTTTACTCCATCAACACGTGCAGCAAGAGACGCTGTGGTGTTGTTGAATTGAGAAGTGATACCGATAGTTTGGTTTGCTTGGCTTGCTTCCATAGCAGCAGTTGCAACCGCAGTGGCTTTGTCAACAGCACCGATTGCTGCCATCAAATCCATGTTGGCTTGATTCTGCTCTGGTGGGTTACGAAGAACTGCGCCATTAATACCATCTGCACCACCACCAAACAGATTTCCGTTGTTGCGTAGCAGTGAGCCTAGGATAAGACCGCCGATTAGACCGCCTCCTCCAAAACCACCACCTAGGAAATCACCACCACCTGTACTTAAACTTGAATCCATATTGATTCTCCTTTATTGTTTTTATTGTCGAGAGTTTAAAGTGATGAACGCCATCACCAAGCGACTTGGTATTAACCAAATTCTTTTTATTTTAAGAAGAAGTTACTTCAGCCAATGCTGGAGTCATTGGTTGCCCAGCAGTTAAAGCTGGTAGATGTTCATGGGTTAATGCATCACCTTCTTCTTCCTCTGTGATCTTGATAGTCTTTTCGATTAACATATCGATGTGTTTGTCCGTGACGGACTCATGACCGACGTGTTCTAAAAGAGTTTCATACAGTGGGATATCTAGTGAAACAACACCATGTTCATGGGTTACTTCTGTGATTGTTTTGACGCGCTTGCGCATATTGAATTCCTCTTTGTTTTTATTATTATTGGGAATGGATCTTCTGTGAGACCCTAATAGTATTTAGTCAAAAAAATCTTCAGAACCATAAAATTCTCGTGTTTTTTTGAAAAAAATATTTTACCACATTGAAGCATACTCTGTCGCCGTTTTTGCCACGCTGGTAACGACCAAGACCTCAAAGAATATGCTTGAAAATGGTGGCTAGTGTTTACTAGCCCAGCGAATCCCTGCCCTCGGGAGATTTACGCGGAAGCCTCCGCAACTCCGTACATGCTACGCTGTCCTACACCCTTGCATGGGTTTTATACCCTTATTATTTCTCTGACATTAAATATCGGTTACTCACGCATTTGAACGTTATAGCATCACTGCACTCTTTAAACACAACGCCTTCTCTCTCGCAACCTTTAAGACCTATAACACTCTTACCTTCAGCGAACTTTAACAGCCCGTCAACGCCTTGAATGCCGAGAGTGTCGTATAGTTTTGCTTCCGCAGCAAGAACAGGAACATGCTTCAAGCCCATTGCATCAATCAAATGACGACGAATAGCAGGCATCATGTAGAAACCGCCAGAGATGTTGTAAACATCAAAAACTCGGAACTCTGTTTCCTTCAGATTGTAAATGTTACCCTGTATCCCTGGACCAATCAGTTCACCCTGAATAGCGAAGTCACCCTTGGTAGCGAAGTCACGTGACGTGAAACATGCGCGCATTTTTTCTTCAATACCTTCCTTGCGCGCAGCTGCCCAGAAAGCATTACCATCAGTTTCCTTTAGGTCAATATTGCGGCTGCACACTCCAAACTCACCATCAATCAGATAGCAAGTCATGCTGCTACCTTCCAACTTCTCTGTGACTTCAAAAGCCAATCCCAGCGCGACTGCGTCATTAATCTCTTGTACAAGATTTTGGCAACGCTCTTGGTCAGTTTTAGGAATTACAGTAGGGAAATTACCTTTGGCTTGCCCAGCTAGCTGGGCAGACACTGGAGCTTCCCACTTTTGGATATTCAACCACTCTGAAACATCATCACCTTCTTGGAATATATGAGCCATAGAGTCTGGTCTGTGTACCATCAGTCCAGTGGGACATATAGTCCCCGCCATCAGCAGACCTTGACTTAGTTGACCGCGCAGCTTAACAGTGCGCAGACGCTCACCTTTAACACCGTAGTATTCTCGTGGCTCTTTACCTCTGCTCAGGAATGGAACCAACTCAGTAGGAATCCAGCTATCGATCTCGAAATATACAGCGAGATCACCGACTGCAAATTCATTCTTCTTGACAACAACTTTCCATCCACCGACAATCGCGACTTCAATCGCGTCTGCGCCCTCGATGGCTACAATTGCATCAATTTTTCGAACACTAGCAAGTTTACGCATCACAAATCTCCTGAATTAATACAGGTATTATACCATAACTAGGTATAATAGTCAAATATTATTTAATTTCCCAACAACAAACCCGTCTAGAACTACTTCTGGCGCACAAACGATGTTAATGACTCCATTGTTGTACCATTTCATCCCTTTATGATTTGGTGGGTTATTATTCACAACCCTACCTCTATACATACCTTCTGGTATTTGAGAACCTTTTTTGAGCTTAATGTTAGTATTCCCATCAGTTACCCAAAATGAACCCTTTATCTTAGAGCGATCGCCGCCAAGTTTTTCAGACAGTTGTTTTTTCTGTTCATCGCTCCACTTATTGCCGAAGTTAGGATTATTTTCTTTATCATAATTTCTGATTTTGGAGTGAGATTTCATCGCTTCTGAACGTCTCTGTTTCAATTCTCGCGCTAGATTTTCGCCATACATGTCTTCATACGTCTTACCCTTAGTGTATAATGAACCAACTAAAAACCCAAATTCCGTAGCATTACATCTGTTGAAAAATAAGGGATTGTTCGCAACATTGAACTTTTCATGTAATCGCATTTCCATCTTTAATGCCTGCTCACGAGAATTGAAGATAAATAAAATCTTTTTATTGAATTTATCTATCCCATAGGCATCAATCGCCGCGTTAACATATTTACTGCTAGACATGTAAGTGTCTTTTGATGGGTGACATTTACAAGAGCGATACCCATAATAGTATTTCTCTGTAGATCGTTCGTCGGTGCAGGTTATTCTATAAACATAAAAGTACATAATTCCTCCTTTTATTATTTATAATAACAAAGCACTCAGACATCAACCCTTATCTCAAACAACCTTCTTTTGGTTATCTAAAACAAACTTTAGTCTGTCCGCTGCGTAACTTGCTGCCCAAGCGTTGGGTTTAACGATTGGTATAACATTACACGTGCCACGAATATATCCAGTGGCTTCTTGAATCACGCATGAAGAACCCTTAGATTGATCTGGTGATATATCCAGATGAATCTGCACATCTCTGTTTTCCAACACATCATGCAATTTCAAATATAATTCTGCGATCTTCATTGTTTCATTCATAAGGCGCATACGTGGACGATTTTTCTTTTGATCCCAGTCACGCTCTCTTTGGACTTCACCAAAGATTTTGCATCCATGCTTACCATCAATGTGTACTACAACAGCTAGAGTGTAATCCGCATACCAGTCATCACCGATAAGAAATCGTTCAGAGTCTGCACCGATGTAGATTTTGGTTTCGGGACTTTGCGCTTCAATGAACGTTTTTACTTCATCAATATTGATTTGTTTCATGATTACACCCTAGTACCTCATTGAAAATTATGGAGCGGGTGGCGGGAATCGAACCCGCAACTTGTCCTTGGCAAGGATATGTGTTACCATTAGCACCACACCCGCATATTCGGCACCGACCATTTTAGTTTCCGGGGTTCGGTAGTCACACACCCTTAGTTCCGTTGTTCAGACGGGACATGCTCTTGCCTTCTTTTGCATGTTCTTGGCATCCCTCGAGGGACTCGACCCCCACTTACAGTTTTGGAGAATGCAGTGCTGCCATTACACCAGAGAGATATTATTCTTTATTACCACTTATAATAACCATCCCACACATTTGTTTTAACATCGCGTGGGTGTAGTTTTTCATGTTGTTTTAACAATTCGTAAATTGCGTTAAAAACATTCTGGTCCAATTTTTCTCTACCATTTCCAGTGTTGACCATCAATATATTGACATATTCACTAAAATATTGCGTACCCCAAAACAATTCCATCTTTTCTGCAATATGTGGAGCTGTCTGTTGAATTAGTTGGAACTGTGCTGTATTTTTCATGATTATACCATAAAGTTGGAGCGGGTAGTCGGTAACGATCCGACTACTCAAGTTTGGAAGACTCGAATGTATCCATAAACACCTTACCCGCGTATTCTACATCTCGTGACAATGGTGTTGCCAACATACACTAACGAAATACTGGTGCCCATACACAGAATCGAACTGCAAATTTCGGATTACTAAACCGATGTTATACCATTTAACTATATGGGCAAACTAAACTTGGTGGAGGATGAGAGAATCGAACTCTCATAAACAGCTTGCAAAGCTGCCGTAATCCCATTATACTAATCCCCCATAATATGGCTCCGAGAGTAGGGATCGAACCTACGACCAAAAGATTAACAGTCTTCTGCACTACCGCTGTGCTATCTCGGAATAAATCTGGTGCGGATGGTGAGACTCGAA